TACAAACCTAAGTGGTGTGCTGAGCTACGTAAACGTGATCTCATATAATCCCAAGCGTAAGGTGAAGACCATTGAGTAAGTTCGTCGAATCCAATCCAGTTAAAAGCCTGACCTTGGTATCGTGTGACATCTGTATCTTTGTCAAGATAAGACATCCAAAGTCTTCCACCTTTTGGGCTAGTCCATTGAGACTTTCGCTCTGACCATTTGATACCGGGTATTGCACGAGGGTATAACTCCTGAGACTTCTGAATAAGTTCCCTTAGTTCTTCTGTAGTGTGACGTACAAGTAGACCACTAAAGTTAGGGTCATTTAGCCCATGTAGTGGGTCAGCAAGCATCGCATACGACTTACCGCCCCCTGCTGCCCCGCCATATAGCACCTCTCTCTCAGAGGAACTTAGGAAGCTTGTCTGAGGGCCGGGGTTTGGCTTAAACACAATGTCCTGTGCTAGCTCAACATCAAACTCAGGCTCTACCGCTCTAGCAGGAACAGTCTCTATTGGGGGTGCGACTGCTTCAACTGTCTTCTGAGTACGCCCCGACCCCACGGCTTTCGAGTTTTTCGATTTCCGCAAGGGTTTCTTCAAGCCATCTGGCGAACTTACGTTTAATTGTAATTGCCTTTTTACGTCGTTGCTCAAGTTCTACTCTTTTCTTCAAGCCCATATGTGATATGTAACGGCCTGTTTCTTTACTAAGCCAGTTAGCTACTGCACGGTAACTATACTGTTGTAGGTGACGTTTAGCAAGTTCTAATGCTTCAAGTTCTTCTACTATTGGTACTAGTAGACGGTCATTCTCAGGGTGTAGTGCATAGCCGAATGGTATCTTCTTTGTTATTCGGACTATTTCATGCCAATCTTTGTTGTAAGGGGATTTAGGCTTTGGTAGTTGCCACTCACCTAAATCACGTTCTTTGGGTAGCTTCACTCAATTACTCGTTTGTACCTTCTTTGGGTGGTAGATAAAAAATGCCACCACTAGAGGTGACATCTACCTTGTCTACTTTACCAAGGCCAGCACGGTCAAGCAAGTCTTTTGCTGCAACCATTTTTTCTTTAATACCTAATTCAGTAGGATCATATAGAGCGCCAACCATAGCCATAGCAGCCTTGGGCGCAGTACGAGCAAAGTAAGTACGTGTTTTGTCTGCGATTTCATCTTTTAGAGCCTCTACAATAGCTGTAGTAGACGAGTTGGGATCATAGCCAGCTAGTTTCTTAGCAGCTACAGCATCCCCACCCGCCTCATCGAACAAGACTTCAAGAAACTTTGCCTGTTTTTCCGTAAGATTCTTCGCCATATATAATCTCTCTTATCTGGCTGCGACCAATACCTAGATCACGTAGTTCACGCTCAGATAGCATTTGTAGTAAGTGATAGTCTGCGCGTTTCTGTTGTGCAAGCTCAATGGCTTTCCATGCACGTTTAATTAGGTTAAGCATCACGATCTCCTTTATGTTTGTGACGGAGATAGTTATACTTAGAGTTAGGTCAGGTAGTAGTACCTATTATTGCATACCCGCTACCCGACAGGTACAAAGGTTTCCGTTACAGTTAGGATAGTGTCGATATGCCCAGCGCTTGCAGGTGTTACTCTTATTTCATCACCTGGTTGTAATACTAAGTCGATATCACTAAAGGTTACATATTCACTTGCGTTAAGAGACTTACCCTTCAAGAAATGCGACGTATAGTTATCTGCTGATACGTACCACTCTACTTCTACGCTGTTAGTGGAGCCACCCCCATTAACGACATGCACAAAGGTAATCTCTGCAATACAGTTAGTAGGGCAAGTATATACAGTCTCATATGTAGTGCCGCTGTTGTGACCATACACAGATTTTATTCGTGCTGCCTTGCCCTGATTAACTAGTGACATTAGAGTTTACCTTGACCGTAGTCCTGATCTTCTATCCAAGCTTCATTCTCTGGCGTATTAGGGTCATCTGCAATGTAGTGACCTTTTTCGTTACGCGCACGTTTCATGCCTTTTTTAGGTGCTACTTTCTTAGCAGCCTTTTTTGCAGTTTTCTTAGCTGTACCTGCAAGTTTAGAAAGAAGTCCTTTTTCTTCTTCTTCAATACAGATAGCTGTAACATTAGGGTCTTTACTTTGGACATTACCATAATTGTCTTCACCTGCTGCCTGATTACCTTGAGAGTCCCACACGTAGCCGTGCTCATCTACTTGATATCCATAATGCTCTAATGCGTCTTTGAAACGATGATAATACTTTTGTGTCATTACTTACTCTTGTTCTTTTTACGTCTTGCGTTAACCTTGTCTAGCATGGACTGTGACCAACCTAAATTACCATTACCTCGCATAGAATCTACACCTGAAGTGTTGATGTACTCTTTCTGGGACGCTGCACCAGAACGTACTTTTGTAGAACCGCTCGTCCCTAATGGTTTATACGTATGCTGGGGTACCCCACCGCCAACAGCGCGATTATTAGAAGCTGCACCACTACGACCTGAATAATGCTTTAGTCGTGATTTAGCGAAACGGTCAGAGGGTGCCAAGTGTTGTGTATTACGTGCCATTACTTTTTGTATCCTTTTGCTGGGCCTGTACAGAAGCCGCCATCTTTATATCCTTTTTTAGTCATACCACCGTGTGCATAACCTTTTTTCATCATCATACCACCTTTATTCATATTGTGGTACCCTGTGCCGCCGCAATGTGAACAACCTTTACCGCCGCACTTAGGACATTTCTTTTTTGCCATTACTTTCTCTTCCTACCTGATTACGCACTATTACCTTCTACTCTATGGCAATGAGGCGTAGCGTATGCACCGCCCTGCCGTATATTAAGAGCTATTTGTTCTGCCTCTTTTAAGCAAGCTTCCTCACTATAAAAAGGTTCTGGTTTTGCTATGACCTTACATGACAACGCCATAGGGTCAAAACAAACTAACATTATACCAATCCACATATTACACTACTTTCTAGACTTTGTGCCGCTACATTTCCACTTGGCACGAGAAAGTCGTAATGGACTGTTAGGGTCTTTTGCTGCTTTTGGGTGTTTCTTCATTTGCCCAGCGCTACGAGCACAGTACGAATCACCCTTACTTGTCCCTGGACGAATACGCTTACCACCATCCTTAGCTTTACCAGCTTGACCATACGATACTGTACGAGTTCTACCTGTCTTAGGATTCTTCACTTTCTTGGCGAACATCTTACCTTTTGCTGGTTTAGCCATGTTATGCTTTCCCTGCTGTCTTAGTTCGCTTAAAGCTGCGATTCTTTGCTTTACTGGTCACACGCAAGTTCTTACTTGAGTTATTCTTAGGGTTACCATCTTTATGGTCTACATCTTTACCGTCACCCTTGCGAACTTTACCTTTAGCTTCCATCTTACGACGTGCAGCCTTTCGAGCGTCATTACGCTTACGCTGCGCTGGGGTGCCTTGGTAGTTCTTGTATTCTTTTTTATAGTCACGTGCCATATTTTTAGCTATCTTTTTGTAAGATGTTATTACAAGTACTTTGCCGTTATCGTCATAAAGAGCATACCTTAGTCTGCCGATCTGAACTAACTGCATCTACCATCTACCTTGAGACTTCCCTATTATGTAGAATATTAAAGAAAGTAACGCCGCACCTATTATAGCAATAGTTATTCCTGCTGTCCAGTTAATTATATTATCTATAAGTTCCTGCTTTCGATAAGCTGCCTCTTTACGGATACGCCTTTGCTCTGCCTCGATCTTAAGAACCTCATCCCAAGCTGAAGGTCCATAATGCCAAGATATATGGTTCTTCATTTCTTTGCGCATCTCATCGAGCTTACGCTTCTGATTCCAAATCAAGATAGCATTTTCTTCGTCACTACCCTTGAAAGTCTTTTCCCACCAAGGGGGGTTCTTAGCGCGATCCTCTATCTTGTTAAAGTCAGATACAGCTTTACCCCAAGTCGCTAGGGTACTACCCATGTCTTGTATCTCTCTACCAGTAGATATAGCAGCCTTAATGGTCTTATATGCACCCGTAGCTAGAGTTATGCACGATACTGGGTCCATAGCATCAGCGCATATCTGATTTAGAAATATCCACTCTATTTAGAAACTTCAAGCTGTTCTCTAGTAGAGCCACTCTCTGCTGTAGCTGCATGATACTAGTCATATGAGTCGCCATTGAAGCAACCTCATCCCACAACTCGTCTGTTTCCTCCCAGAGTTCGTCTATCTCGTCAAACGCACCAGCTATGTAGTCTGCGTTATCCTGTACGTCACGCTTTAAGTTAACGTTGTCCTCTACAGCCATCTTACTAGCGAACTGTTCTACAGTCTCTTCTAGTGACGCTATAGTTGCTGCCTGTTGTGACACCCACCAGACACCACCAGCAAGCTGTACAGCCATAGCAGCTACAAGAGCTACAGGTAGTTTAAGGTTTTCCATTGTTTCCTCTCCAAAGTACAGCTTGGATTAGCCATATTCTCTTGGTCTATCTGGGTCTAAGACATCCTTACGATCAAGCATACCTTCAAGGTACATAGCTCTCTCTACGTGATCTAATGTGTAACGTACCCCAGTGTCACTCTCTATCGCTGCTCTTACGTAAAACACATCTGACTTAGGAATGTGAATACGCTGAAGTCTACGGCTGTCTTGTCTCGCTATAGCAGAGTAAAATTCTTCAATTACACTGTCAGATGCATATAGTTGTACGTTCTTCTTCATATATGTCAACACAAATATTAGGGGAAAAGTATGTGTGACACTCTAAACGTTGTAATGAAGGGAAGGAAACAGGAAGGAAGCTTCACACCGAAGAGAGTGCCACACATAAGTGGGTGTTACACATGTAGGAAACACGAAAACCATGTGTTACAAGTGTAGTTTACTCTATAGAGTAGTAACTCTCAAGTAAAAACTTTATATTTAGTTAACTTTTATTTAAGTTTTTACTCTTTCTTTAGTGTTACACTAGAGTGTTACACTCTATCTTACTTTTTTTCATGTATTACACTAAGAGTTTAACTCTAGGCTGCTACTGCTACGCAGTTATACCCGGTAAAACAGGGCGGTCAACCCCTAAAATGCAGTACTGTAACAGTTTGTAACATAAAGTTACTAGGTATGTGTATACAAAGATAGGTTACACTCTTAGGTTGTGCTTTAAAATTTCACTTCTGTGTACTTCTACGTATACAACGTACCCCTATACCCGGCGTGGCCCTCGCCCCCCCGTCGAACAAAAGGTGAACAAAAAAGAACAAACCATGAACATTGCATTCAAGAGCTGCTAAACTGTTGTTTTTAAACGTTTTTACTAGTCATGGCTCTTCGGTGGATATGG